CCTACCCAGTTCAGTACTGAGTACGTGGTTCAAAGCGTCTACATCACGCTCTCTCATATAATCTTTTACTTTTTTCATCTACACCCCCATACCCATTAACTGTTGCATTACTGGGTTTCCGTCATTGGCTGCATCTGTTGCTTGTTTAGCTGCTCCAGCCATTTGAGGTGCTAATTGTGCTATTTGTAATGCTTGTGCTTGTTCCTCTTGCTCTTGTTGTGCCTGTTGTTGTTGCTCAATGATTTGTTGATACTCATCATTAGAACGAATAACCCTAGCTGGTACACCAAGATTTACACCGTATATGTCAGCTGCCTCTTCAAAGTTGAATTTCTGAACGATATTCGCATTACCCTGTGCTAATGACATAATGAAAGCATAGTACTGTTCGATATTCACCAAAGACGACATTTTCTGTGCTTGCGCTAACGGAGATATGTATTCAATCTTTACATCCATTCCATTTAGCATTTCAGCAGTTTGTTCATCGATTGGTGGAAATATTCCAGCCCTATCTAAGATGCCATAAGTACGCTCAATGATAGGATTTAGAAACTCACTTTGTAAGCGTTCGACCACAGGCCCTAACTGTTGCATCTTTTCTTGTGTACGCTCCATAACCTCACGTGCGGTCATTTGTCCAGCATCTAGGTTATCTAGCATTAAGAATAGGTCAGCACTATAGGCACGTTTTATACTTTCAGATACGAATTGTATCTTAGCCTGTACGTTGGCCACATCAATGCCTACATTGAATATTGGTTCAACCTTACCGCCAGTATCAACTTCCGTTACACCGCCCGGAAAAAGATTAACACTACCGATTACATCAGATGTAGCACTCATAGGTGGTTTAATACCTAATTCGATAGCAGTTACTAAGTCTTTTTCAAGCAACTGTAACATCTGTGCATCTGACTGTGCGAACCATGCACAACCTTTACCATAACCACTTAGATCATGAGTGGTATGTCTAGCAATAGGAATAGACCACTCCTCAAAGCCACTATGTCTTAATACTTCATCGGTGTTGCTATCCTCTACCCAGTAGATAGAGGAATAAGGCATATTCTTATTGCCTAGTTTTCCGTTGCGGTCTTTGTTTGGCATTACCAACCAACATACAACGTGGTTACTTGCATTACCTTTGCCATCATCGTATGCACGTTTCACTTTTTCAGGGCAAGCATTATAACCAAACTCTTCTACAAGTTGGTCTGCGGTCATTCGGTATTTTCTACCAAATGTATTTACATCACCATTGCTACCACACTCTAATGCGTATGTACCAATAGGATAAGATGTAAACCTAACACCAGTTTTTGCATCTGGCATGATTGACATAGGTGCTTGACCAAATGGCAACTCCATATAGGTTTGATGCACTGTATTGTAAAAGTTAGATTTAGCGAATACTGCATATAGTATCTCTTCTCGTTCATCCAACACTTCACTCACTTGGCTATTAGCTGCTAGTTCAGCATTTTCTAACGTCAGCTTGAACCACTTTCTACTAGGTGGTGTCATGCCGCTCATTACACCTGATGCGAATATTTGGCAACTTTCCCAAGCAACACCATTATTAATCTTATCGGTGTATACCTTTGATTGGTCTTGCTCATCATCAAATAGCCCAAGAAAAGGTAGCTGATAATCTCTAATATCTTTCCACTTCTGAATGTACTTTTGACGATTATTGAACATAGCATTAAACTTCGCCTTAATCTTCGTGTAATCACGTTTCTTAGGCTCTGTATTTGTTGGTTGCCTTGCAAGCGTTGACAGGATAGTTCCTTGCATATCTAACCCCCTAATGTGTTCTTAGTGCCAGTTGTTGCAGTAGATAAGATTGTACTATCAAAACCCTTTTTACCTTTTCGTTTTTTTGCGAACCACTCTTCACCAGTTGTTGTCGTAGTAGCATCATCAGTTTGTACCGTTGGTGCTGGTGCTGGTGTCGGTGTGTCAGGCACTTTGTTTCTTAACATGCACATTTAATCACCCCTTATCTTTTAAATGGATCATACTCCGTATTCGCATGAACCCTATTTCCAACATTCACTTTTTTAGTGACCCTGAATGCAAAGGTCAAGGCTAATGCATCGCCCTTATTCGGTGATGGTAAGCCACGTTCTTTCATGTCCTTTTTGCTTTCAAGTTGTATTCGACCATTCTTATCTATGATAGCCTCAGGCCCTACAATATCATCGTAGAGTGCTTGGTCATTAGGTGGAATAGAACCGCCCTCTTTTAGCCATTCTTTCATCTCACCCCACATATATGCACGCATATTGAGATACATATTATTAGGACTAGCGCCACCAAAAGCTACTAACCGCCATCGTCTACCCATTGATTTTCCAATGCTGTAAATACCTGTGCCGTACCCTTGGTCAATGAACACTGCATCGGCTTTATATTCGTCCTCAAACTGTGCAATGAGATTTGCCATTCGCATATCATCATCATTCTTTTCGATGGTTGCAAGGCATTTCATGTAATAGCCATTACGCATTACGATTTCTAATGTATCGCCACCAGTCCATGCTGGGTCAACACCAATGATTGTTGGTAAATTGCTGAATTGTCCAACTTTGTAGTTTCGTTTCTGTGCCTCATCGGCTATTGATGCGGAGATAAACTGTGTATCAGACGAACTAGGGAATATACCTCTAACACGAACTTTCACAAAATCACTATCTTCTCCGTACAGTTCTACCCACTCATTAAGCACCGCTTTGTTTGACACCTTAACAGTCCGACTGTCAATTTGTTCTGTATGCCAGAAATTTCGGTATCGCCTAAAGCACTCTCTAAACCTACCGCTATTTTTAGTAGGGTTACCAAAGGCGCACCATATTATTTCGGTTTCCTTATCCGTCAAAGCACCCTCAGCTACTTCCCAAATGATATCCGCTATAGAAGATGCCTCATCAAATATAATAAGGATACGATTACCTTGGTTGTGTAGACCAGCGAACGCATCAGGGTTGCTTTCTGACCAAGGAATAGCATCTATCCGCCATGTTTTCTCATACTTTTTATCAGCACTAAACAGTGCAGTAGCTGTATAAACAAACAACTCCTTAGCTATAAACAGGTTGTACCATTTACTTAACTCAGACCATGTCTTAGACGATAGCTGCTTTTCAGTATTAGCGGTAACTACACCTCTTGTATTTTCATGTGTAGCCATAGCGAACAGAATAAGAAATGATACTAATGTTGATTTACCAATGCCGTGACCTGATGCGATTGCTATTTTTATTGCTTTTGAAAGGCTTTTACCTTTCTTTAGTTCTTCACCAATCTTTTTTAAAATCTTGATTTGCCACTCATCAGGGCCATCAAATTTTTCAAGCGGTGTTCCCTTTTCTCCCCAAGGGAAAGCAAAGTATACAAAGCCTAGCGGATCGTGCGTAAACGAACCCAACGCATCAATCAGTTGAGCCTTGTTGTACTTCATCTGATTTCACCCTTGCTTGTTTCATCCTATCGGATATATCAATCTCTATTTCTGCATCCAACTTAACCTTATCGGTAAATAGCATATGCCGTTTACCTAAGAGTTCAGCTGCTTTCGTTTTATCAGCAACAGACACGTCTAAACCAAACGCATCTTTTTCTTCGCCACGCACAACTCTAGTCAAGTATTCCAACACTTCATCAGCAGTTGCGATTGTGTCTTTGCTGCGTTCATCCATGATTGCATCTATATATTGGCGTACCTTAGGTTTTCTTAGCATTTTGCTAGCTGTTACACTTGCAGTCTTTTCAGAATATCCAGCAGTAATTGCACTTTGTGTTCCATTGGTGGTCTTAACGTATTCATCAGCGAATATGCGTTCTTTCTTAGTTAGTTTTTGTGCTAATTCTTCAATATTCGTCAATGTTACTCACCACCTTTATATGTTCTAACTAAAAATAGCAGTACTTCATGTTGCTTAGTACTGCTATACTCACTTTCTTTTTTATAGAGTTGTCCTTGTTTAAATGTTTTGCCCTTTTTGTACTTTTCAGGGAATGTTAGTTTGTACTCTTCCTCAGTGTACATTCGACTGACTATGTATACCTTACAAGGCTTATCATATTTGCTCCATGATTGCCTTGTATCTACAACGTACCGCCTACCATTCATCCGTAATGCGGTTAATAGCTTTCTTATTGTTGGTTGATAATTCACACCCAACACCACACTATGGCCATTGCGATTAACACCGCACACAGAATAGCTAAATAATCAATGATAGTCAGTAAGCTATCCCCACGATGTTCATAAGCATATTTAGCTTTAGCCTGTAGGTCTTTATTGTTCAAGTCCTTGGCTGCTTGTTTGAATAGCTTTCTATCTGCAATGAATTGTTTAATTGCTTTAATCATTTAAGCACTTCGCCACCTTTCCTTTTTAACTTGCCATGTGATCTAACACATAAACCACATAAATTTTTACTTGCACTACCATGTGTAATATATGTTTGACACCTGCCATTGTATTCAATTGTTTTGGCAGTACATATGCCATGCTTGTCATTGTTTAGACAATGTTTTCTATCGCAATGTATCTGTGTCATTCTTACACCCCTCTGATAGATTTATACAAAAAATGAGATATATCCACGCAGATATACCTCATTATGTGATAGTTTTATTCATTTTTATTGTGTTGATTATTCAAAACCGAAGTTATACCATCGCTCTCTTGTCGATGTAACACATAGGAATTAGTATTTCTTCTAAAACTCTATATCGTATTAAGTACCTAGGAAACAAATATAACTCCAGTTTTCAACAATCACTCAAAATTGTATACCGCACAATTAAAGCCTCAGCACGTTCTAACCTTTGTTAAAACGCAAATGCGGTACACACTTTTCAACAATCATTACACACTCAATACCAACAACTAACTATAATGAATCGTACTTGTGTTAGGTTAAGTAACAATAGAATATATGACTAATCTTTGGAGGCCCAGTTAGTTGTCAGTATTCAATATGTAAGAACCAATTAGGGTAGGTTCGTATTTAAATCGTATAAGCTATGTTGAAAATATTCGACCTACCCATATCAGTTTTGCAGTAATTTTTACAGGTTTTCTCTTAACATATACTTTAGTTGAAATTAGAAAAATGTATTGTTTTTCACTCATTAATCAATATATGGTTGCGCTGCTACTCTGTGTCCATCGATGAATTGTCCTAC